CCTGGCCTGCCGTTGATGACGGCGATCGACTGGATTGCCTGCATGGGCGATAACCCCAGCTCCGATCCCATCTGCACCGCGATCATGACGTTGGCTGGCTTGTTGCGATAGTCCTTTGGCACCAGCTCGGAGGCGGCGGCCATCTCCGAGAATGTAACGAGTTGATCGAATGTGCGCGGGATCAACACCGGCTGGATATCCGGCCCGCGGGAAGCCGCGGTCGTCAGGCTGGTAGCGGGCGGCATTATCTACTCCTGATGGTAACGATTGGCGCCGGATTGGCCAGCGCCGCGCCGGGCACGGTCTCGCCGCGTTGCAGCGCATCGAGGATGCGGCCCTTGTCCGGCGTGTGGATGACGGTGGTTTCCATGAGCGTGCGCGGGACGGCATGCTCGTCGGTTATGACAACCTTGGGGCGGCCTTCGGTGACGTATACGGACGCCTCCGCGTCGTTGAAGCGGCGCCAGCCCAGCGTCTCAAACGAGGCCGCCAGCGTGGCGCGGTAGACCTCCTCCCGGTGGCGAAAGCGGTTGCGCCTGGCGCGCAGGTCCTCGATCCGGGCGTCGGCCGCCTGGGCGTCGGCTTTCGCATCGAGGATGGCGCGGACCAGGCGGCGCAGCACCGCGTCCGCGGCGATACCCTCTTCGGCAAGGGCGTCTATCACCTCATCTTCGGTATCAAGCACCAGGCCGTGCTCCTCGCGCAGCCGGGAGACCGCGGCGAGGGCGAGACTGACCACGTGCTGAACCTGCTGTATGGTCGGCGGCTTCATGGGCGACGTTCTCCCCGGCGGCGCGGCATCGGCCGAGTGATCATGTGGGCCTCTGCCTGGCCAACGATCTGATCGACGCAGACCTCCATCCGCTGTACTTGGTCGGCGATGTCAAAGAGGCGGCGCAGCGCCAGGCGGTCTCCGCTGCTGGCGATGGCGCGAATGGTATCGGCAAGATATGTCCCCATCATCCGTCCTCCGCTGCGCGAAAGTTTGCCGCCACCTCGCATGCATCATCATAGTGGTGGTCGAACCACGTATGTAACGTTACCAGTTCCGCATAGTTCAACGGCGCGTGATCGCCGAAGCGTTCGGTAATTTCTGCTGTGACAAACGACAAATCGTATTCCGCCGGTTCCGCCGGCCAGCAACGAGTCGGATCGTCGCCGAGACGAGCCGGATATCCGGGCCAATAGGCATCGATGCAGAAGAACACTGCAACTTCAACAACCACCGGATCGCCGTCCGCGTCGGTTCGTCCAACCTCGGTGAATAGCGGCGGACATACCGTGTTGTATTTGCGCAATTCCCGGTTGCCGCTCATGAATGCCGTGCAATTTTTGCCGGTCGGAGGACCTGACCACTATTGCGTTGACATGATCGAGAGGAGCAATATTGCTGCTTACCCGAACGCAGGGGAGGAGGTCGGTGATTTGGCATTTCGGTTGCCTTGGGGCGGACGTGCCCAAGGTTGGCCGTTCCAACACCCCGCGTCAATCGATTACTGATGCAACCGTATTGTGGAGCCGAATCGGGATGGGATCGCCAGGTTTGGCGAACGGCGGAGGCGCGGAGATTATCCCGCTGTCAGGCCGCAGCGTCGTTCGCAACGGACCCGGCCGCTGCGGCCAGCATCTTCAGGACGACCGGCCGGTACTCCGAATGGAGGCTGCGCCAGAAGTCCAAAAGGGCCAGTTCGTCGGGATCTTCCACGAGCTCACCCTGCTGTTTGGCATCGCGGCCATAAAGCAAAAATTCGGAGGAAACCTCGTAATATTCGGCAAGCCGCGCGAGGACATCGCGCCCGGGAAGGTCATGCCCATTTTCAATGGCGCTAAGATAAGCCCGGCTTATCCCAACCGTCGCCGCGACGTCATCGGCTCTTAATTTAGGCCGCCGACTTCGTAACGTTTTTAGGCGTTGAGCGAGCGTGGCTTTCTTCATGCTCATGACAAACGACAATTTCTGTTATCCCGCCCCATGTTGGTATAGGCTACCGCGCCGCGGCGCAATAGGGCATTGACGCGCAGAGTTGGCGTGCCCAACAATGGCGGGATGGACGTAACAACGCTGATTAAGCTGGGCGGCGGCGTCAACGCTTTCGCGCAGCGGCTGGGCGTCTCGCACCCGACGATCTGTGACTGGCGCCGGGACGGCCGGATTCCGCCCGGGCGAATGTTCCAAGTATGTCACGTCCTCGGGCTCCAGGTTGAGGACATCCAGCACCTCGTTCGGCAGACGCCGAAAAAGGAGGAGGCTGCATGAGCACCGCGTTGCCGGCGTGGTTGCGTGCGTCGGTGATCCCGCGTCGCTGCCGCGGGTCAACTCCGCCGGGCGGCTTTCCTCCCCGTCCGGCGGTTTTTGTCCGGTGACCGAGCTATGGCCCCAGGCGGAGATTGATCTGCTCCGCGCGCGTTGGGAGGCGGGCGACACCGTTTCCGCCATCTCGGAGCGCATGCATCGATCAAAGAACAGCATCTGCGGCAAAGTCCACAGGTTGCATTTGGAACCACGCCCTTCACCGATCAAACGTCTGCCCAACGGCACATACGTACCGGCGAAACCAGCAACGCCGGAGGAGCCGCTGCCGGCGCTGCCACGGCCGGCGCCGGTTGCCGCGCCGCCCAGGATGATCTTTCCGCCGCCGGCTGCGCGCGAACCGCCGCCGCGTCCGCAGCGTCCGGGCCGGGAATGCGCCTGGCCGATAGGCTCGCCGGGCAGGCCGGGTTTTCGTTTCTGCTCCGATCCGGTCGATGGGTATCGGCCGTATTGCCCGACTCATTGCAAAACCGCCTATATCAAAAGGACCGGGACATGAAGCGCTGGGTGCAGATCATCATCGAGGCCGGCGTCCCGGACGACCAGCCGGACCTGGGGCATGAGGGCGTGGTGGCGGCCAAGGAAGGCGCCGCCGAGCTCGCCTACACGCTGGCGAAGCTGGGCCTGGCCGAAGTCAGCCAGACGCGGCGGATCATGACCAAGAAAGGTCCGCGCACCGCCGACCATCGGATCCTGGACTCGCGGCAGATGGAGATTGAGGCGGCACTGGCGGTCGCCAAGGAAGCGGAGGCCCGCGGCGGCCTGCTGTTGGCCTCTCGTGAGCCTGCGGTCGCGGATGCGGCGTGATGCTCCGGACGCTGTTGCTTTACCGGCGGAGCGACGGCTCGCCGGCTGAGGTCCCGGTGACCGCGGATACCGTGGCCCGCGCCAACGAGCAGATCGCGCGGGCGGTGCGGAAAGCCCGCCAAGAGGGCGCGATCGAGATGGCGCTACGGTTCGAGGACCACGCGGTCGGCGTCGTTGATATCTACAGGCCGCGCCCATGAGCGCGGCGGTGCTCCGGGTGTTGTCGCTCGGTGCCGGTGTCCAATCGACCACGCTTGCCCTGATGGCGGCCCACCAAGAGGCGCCGTTTCCCGACGTCGCGATCTTCGCCGATACCGGATGGGAGCCGGCCGCGGTCTATAGGCATCTGGACTGGCTGGAGACGGTTCTGCCGTTTCCTGTGCGGCGCGTGGCGCAAGGCAACATCCGCGACGGCTTGCGCGACCGTCGCAATACGACGGGAGGCCGGTTTGCGGCGATCCCGTGGCATACGGTCAACCCTGACGGTACCGAAGGCATGGGCCGGCGCCAATGCTCATCGGAATACAAGTTGACGCCGATCATGCACGCGATCCGCGCCGAATTGGGTAAGCCTGGGCACGCGCACATTCCCGCCGGCGCGGTGGAAGTCATGCTTGGGATATCGCTCGATGAGGCGCACCGGATGCGGTCCGCCAAACAGCGGTACATGGTCAACCTCTATCCGCTGATCGATGCCCGGATGCGGCGGCACGATTGCCTGCTATGGCTGAAACGGCACGGCTACCCGCAACCGATGAAATCGGCCTGCATCGGGTGCCCGTTCCATGACAACGCCTATTGGCGCGACATGCGCGACAACCGGCCGGACGAATGGGCGGACGCCATCGCGGCTGATGCGCTCTTACGGGTAGGCAACAACCGCGGCATGCGGGCCGTCGAATACATGCACCGCGATCGGGTGCCGCTCGATCAGGTTGACCTATCCGTTGCGCAACTCGACCTCTTCGGCAACGACTGCCTTGGGATGTGCGGCTTATGAGGGCCGGTATCTCACGCTTTGATCGTCGTCGCCGCCGCCTGATCGGCGGCCGGCTCGCCGTCATCCTCGATCGGGAACACGCGCGCCGTGATCGCCCATGGCATATCGCCGCTATCAAGCCGGGCGCGGGCTTCATCGGCGGCTTGGTCCTTCGTGTCATACTCGACCGGATCAAGATCACCGGCGCCCTTGTCGTCGGAATAATCAATGCGCCATCTCATGCGTTCAGCCTCCGTTTCCGGTCGGGAACACTAACCGGCCTGGGCGGAATGACGAGTCGCTTTCCGGTGTGCCGGTCATGACCGCGGCGCGGTTCCGGCTGACCGCGCCTGTGGTCAAAGAGCATCCGCTGCAAGAGCAGCTGTGCCGCATCCTGCGCCTTGAGATCGCGCCGGCCGGGAAGGTGAGCCGGCACGGCGTGGTCTGGTATTCGATCGACCACGCCAACTATGCGGGCGAGATCCCCGGCGTGCGAATCGGCCGCGGCATCATCGCCGGCATCCTCGATACCTTCATTCTCTACCGGGGTCGGGCGCATTTCCTGGAAATCAAGACGGAGGACGCGGACGCGGCGCTGTCGGAGCACCAGCGGAGCGTCGGCACGGCGCTGCTGGTAGGCGGCGGCCTGGTCGGCGTTGCGCGTGACGCCGCGGAGCTCTTGGGCTGCTTGGATACCTGGGGCATCCCGCGGGCTCGGAGGGTCCAACTATGAATATTGCGTCGGCTCGGAGTCGGGGTCCAAATAGGAACGCCCGCCCGGCTGGAACCGGAGCGGGCGCTGAACCTAACCAGATCGGCGCGGGAAAGCGCGAAAGAGCGTCATCGACACCGCTCTTTTCGCACGACGCCTCCGCCGACGCAAGCGGAGACGTGCCTATGTTCCAGAACGGAAATGCGGCCCTGTCATGCGGGCCTTGCACCCGGAACAACGCCCTGCGCGGCATTGAGGTCCGGAAGATGCTGATGGCGGCCGTGCGGGCCTGCCACAGGGCCGGCAAGCCGCTGCCCACGCAGGCGGTGCTGGGCCAAGTCATCGGGATTGATCCATCGCAAATCGGCCGCCACCTGGCTCGCCTTCAGAACGAGGGCATGTTCGTCGTGCGCCGCGCCAAAAAACGCCAATACATCAGGGAGGTAAGGCCGTGAGCTGCCCAGATATGTTGTGGGCCATGAAGCGTGGCCGTGAGCTGGGGCTTCCCGGCCTTGAGCGGATGGTGCTGGTCGCGCTGTGCGAGCGGGCGCGGGATGGCGAGTGCTGGCCGTCGCTGCCGTGCATCGCCTCGGATGCCGGCGTATCGCGGCGCAAGGCGCACAGCCTGGTGCACAGCCTCGCCGGGCGCGGCCTGATCCGCATGGAGCAACGCGGGCGCACCATGCACTATTTCGTCCAGAGTGATCCGGTCCAACCAGTGCACAGCGTGCACCGGTCAGGGGCCGCACCAGTGCACGGCGTGCACTCCTCTGCACACCAACCAGTGCACCGCGTGCACCCCGACCAGTGCAAATCAGGTACGCTGACCGGTGCACCGCGTGCACCCAAACCTAGTAAAGAACCAGTAACTGAACCTTGCGCGCGTGACGCGCGCGAACCGGCAAGTTTCAAAATTGCTGATCAGGGAAGGCGGCAGGCTGCACCGGTCGTGCCTCCCGCCCCGCCGGAGGAGGCGGCGGCGCCGGTTGACCGCAGCGTGCTGGACGGTCTGCCGCCCGGGATTGCGGCGGTGGCTCGACGGAATGGTTGGGGGGGCGGCCAAGGGGCTGACAAGGGGCCGGAGGAGCGGGAGCCGTCCGTGCGGGAGATCGAGCGACGGCGGCAGCAGGCGGCCCAGGCGCAGGCGCCGTTGCCAGTCCCGCTGGCGGGGGCGCTGACGGCGTTGCAGGCCCGGGTCGCTGGGGTCGCCTATGCGCCCGGCCGCGGCCCCGTCCTGGATCGCGACGAGGTTGAGGCGCTGCTGGTGCCAAAGCGGCCCCGGCCCCGCTACCTGCCGCCGGAATACCTCGCCGCAATCCGCGCCGCGGCGAGGCAGGGCGTCGCGGCATGATCCCGGGCCTGGTATACCGGGAATTTGGTGCCCGCCGCCTGGGCTGGCTGCGTTGGGAGCCGGTCTACTACGCGATGAACGCGGAGGGCCAACCGGAGACGCATTCGATGCTCTGCCTCTTCCGGACCCGGACGGCGGCCTTGCGCGCCGCCAGCATGGCCTGCACGCAATACAACGACGGGCTGTGGGCGATGCGGCAATCGGAGGAGGCGCCATGACGGAGCGACAGGCGGAGGGCATCTTGCGCAACGTGTGCCGGGACAAAGCCGTCACCGACCCGGGCTATGCCATCGCCTACGGGCTGCTGGCGCTGGCCGAGGCGCAGCGGGAGACCGCGGAAGCCCTCCGCAGGTTGGGCAACAATGACGCGGCGACGGCGATGGGAGCGCTGGAGATGCTGGGCCACCGGCTCGGCGGGGCGTTGGACAACCTGGCCGATGCCGTGGCGACGCAGCGGGAGGACGAATGACCGCCTGTGAAGCCCGTACAGCGCCTGGGGCGGTTTGGGGCTGCGGGACGTGCGGCAGCGGGCTAGACGGCGTGTGCGCCGTTCCCAGGCCCGGGACGTGCCGGATTGACGCGGAGATGGTGGGGCACCGGTTGGAGGCCGCCGGGATGACCTTACTGGCGATGCGGACGCCCTCGGCGTATCCGGCCGGCGTGCGTTCGGCGATGCCGGACGTGCTGCGCGAGGCCATCGAGGCGTATGGGTGGACGGACGAGCCGAGTCGGGCCGCGGTGCCGGATGCGGCGGAGATCACCCGGATGGACGTGGCGTATGGGTGGTTACGGTTGATACCCCAGAACCGGCACGTCCTCCGCCGCATCGTTGCGGCCCGCAGCCTGGTTTCACCGGAGACGTGTCGGCACATTATGACCTGGAAACGTATTGCCGTTCTGTTAGGCGCGGATTCGCGTGCGATTAAGAGTTGGCATACCCATGGAATCGCGATTATCGTTGGCGCTCTCAACCACATACAATTGTCAAATCACAAATGGCAGGCTGGCTTTTTTGGGGAAAGCGAGAGGAAATGCAGACAGTAGCGCAACGTCCTGGCTGGTATGACCGCACGCGCCTTGATGGCGTAACGGTCGGCCGGTTGCCCTCGGGCTACTCCGTGATCATTCCGGGCGGCGGGCGGCGTCCGGTGTTGTTCTGTCCATGCTGCGGTATGGACATCCGCACGCCGGAAGCGGCGATGAAGGTGGCCGACTGGCTGTATCCGTTGAAGCCGGAGACGGAGACCGCGGCGGCATGATGATTTACGACGATCGGGAGGCGTTGGAGCGGGCGCGGCGGGAGCTCCCGTTTAGCGAGGCGTCGGCCAGCGAATGCCTGGGCATTTCGGGCCTGTATCGGGTGAGCGCGGAGCGGTGCCGGGCGAGTGGCCAGCCGGATGACGCGGACCTGTGCGAAGAGTTCGCCGCGCTGTGGCGGGCGCGGGCGCAAGCTGCTGCGGAGCGGCAGGAATGACGCGGGGGGAACAGTGGTTGGGTGAGTTCATCGACCTCATGCACCCGTCGTCGCGTGCCTGCCGCAGCGTGGCCCATTTCAACCGCCTGGCGGCGGAGCGGTATCCGGATCGGGCGGAGGCGCTGCTGCGGTTCGCCGCGCAATGGGAGCAGGCGGCGGTGACCGCGGAGGCTATAGAGGCCAGGGAGGCGGAGAAGGTATGATTAACGACCGGCCGATCGATGATCCGAAGCTGCAAAGGGAGCTCATCGAGCGGCTGCGCGCCGCATTGCGCGAGATCGCCAACCTCACGCATGGCAATTCAAGTTGGGCGCCGGGAATGGCGATGCGTGCGCTTGGGGGACACTATGAACACGCCGGCATCTGACCGCTGCGGAGCGATCATGAAGGGCTACGATCCGGCCTGCTATGAGTTGGCGGCCTATTTCCTGCCGTCAAACGCCAGTGCCAGGCTCAAGGACGGACTGGCGCAAGCCATTCAAGATGCGGTCGAAGATTGGTTGACAGCCGAGCGGGACCGCATCGCCCAGGCGATAGAGGCTTCAGGGAGGCGACAGATATGATGGTGTTGGCGTTGCATGATTTCCTGTCGGCCAATGCCGCCATTGGCGTCTGCTCGTTTTACCTGGGGCGCATGCTGCGGGCCGGTCGGACATGATGGACAACCACGCGCGGTTCGCGTTGGCGCACCCAATCTATGACCCGCCGCGGGATGTGCGGCCCGGACACTACTGGCAGGCCGAGCGGGAGGTCTCCGCCGGCCTGACGTGCAACATCGGCGAAGAGTGAAGCGTATATGCCGGCGGCCGGCCGCTTTGGCACCTCTCGTTGTGCTGGCAGGGGCCGGAGGGGCCGGTATCGGTGCTCCGGTGGAGCCCAACGCGCTGGCGCAAGATGGAGGCTATCCGGGACCGCATCCTGTTCGGGCTCGGGAGCTCCGAGCCGGTGATCCCGGTTGAGGGCGAGGAGCGGGCGATGCTGGCGGTGACGATGCAATGGCGCAAGCCGCTGTCGTTCGCGGAGGTCGCCCAGCTCGGCGACACGCCGGACGTGCGGGCGCGGCCGGGGCGGCCATGAGCGAGCCTGATCCATCGCCGGCACGGGTTTCGGCTGCGTTGGCAGAAGTCTCGCGCCTGCACCGGGCGCTGATGCGGCGGGTGCAAGCGGATGCCGACTGCGAGCCGACCGGCATTGATTGCAATGCGCGAGGGGGCGCGGCCCTCTGCTCATGCAGCTTGCAAGCCAAGGCCGAAGCGGACGAGCCGTACGCATGAGCGGCCATGACCGCGCATAAGCTTCGGAAGCTTCGTAAGGATCAGAAATATGGAGGAAAAGCAGCGCCAGGCGGACTGGTCCGCCGGCTACGTCGCCGGGGCGCGGGACATCCTCGACCTCATGCTGGGTTACGTCACGGCCCGCGACCATGAGCGGGCGCTGCGCGACTGGGCGGCTGTTGCGGTCGGCGGCTTGTCCCGCTATCCCGAGGAGATGGAGCGCGGCCGGGACGGCGCGGGCGTCCGGGGAACCGCCCTTCGGGCTACCGACAGGACTGGCGGCAGCGCTAAACCCTCCGCGTAGGCGGCCCGGCACGGGTGCGGTAGGGAATGAGCCATGCCGGACCGGGTGAAAGCCCCGGGGCCAATCAATGCATCGTCGCGGGCTTGGGATTGGGCAGGCCCATCTCGCTCAAGATGGCCCGGGCCGCATCGCGTTGCGCGATCGTCGGCACCCAATCCGGGAAGAGCTCGGCCATGTATCCTTGGGCGTCTTCATCCGGGTGATCCTCGGCCTCGATATCGGTGACCGACCCGCCCGCATCGCGTTTTACCTTCCGCGTCTCAAGGAGGGTGTGCCGCTCCGCGGTCCCGGGCGTCCGAAAGGTCACGCAGCCGACCAGGGCCTCGTAGGCGGGGCTGGCGTCGTTCGGTGCGCGGGCGATGAATTGCTCTTCGGTCTCCTCCGGCAAGCGGCGAACGGCGCTGATCTGACCGTGGATGATGTAGAAGACCGCGACAGCATCCCAGGCGACGACCGCCAGCTTGACGATGCGCCAGGCGACTTCCTCCGCCCGCTGGTCCGGCCACGCCGCGTCGATGAGGACCTTGCCGTTCGCCAATTCGATGGCGACGATCGGCCGGACGTCGCCGTCCGCAAGCAGCCTCTCCCCGGCGGCAATCATCGCGCCCTCAAGGCTGTCGCGCCATTCGTCCCGCGTCGTCGGCATGATCATTGCTGTTCCCCACTGTTGGCGGCGCCAACTGTAGCGCAGGGCGGGGAAGGTTTCATCTGTTTCGATGTTGACGGATGCCTGCGAATCATGGGAGTCAATAGCTAGATTGCGGTTTGTTGCGGCGGTTTCTCTGCGGAGGGCCGCCGTTTTGTTTTACGAGGTCAAACCTGTGCCGGTCGGGATTGCCGCCCCTAAAACGGAAAACGCAACGACCCGCCTGTGGCCTGCGGATTCTGTGGAGCGGAGGGCGGTTGCCGCGCTCATTCCGTACGCCCGAAACGCCCGAACGCACAGCCCGGAACAGGTCGCGCAGATAGCGTCAAGCATACGCGAATGGGGCTTTACCAATCCGGTGCTGGTGGACGAGGCGAACGGCATCATAGCCGGCCACGGGCGGGTGCTGGCGGCGCAGAAGCTGGGCCTGGGTACGGTGCCGGTCATGGTTGCGCGCGGCTGGAGCCAGGCGCAGATCCGGGCCTATGTGCTGGCGGACAACAAGCTGACGCTCAACGCCGGCTGGGACGTCGAGATGCTGAAGCTGGAGCTGGGCGACCTGGCACTAGGCGGGTTTGACCTGGCGTTGACCGGCTTCTCGGGCGCCGAGCTTGCCGGGCTGCTGGATAGCAACGAGGGGCTGACCGATCCGGATGACGTTCCGGCCGAGGAGGCCGCGGTCGTATCCGTCCCGGGCGACGTGTGGCTGCTGGGCCGGCACCGGTTGGTCTGTGGGGACTCTACCGACGCCGGAGCCGTTGAGGCCGCCCTGGCCGGCGTGAAGCCGCACCTGATGGTCACCGACCCGCCGTACGGCGTGGAGTATGATCCGGCCTGGCGTGAGGAGGCGGCGCGGAAGGGTTTGATTGGCTTCTCGCCGTCCGCCCTTGGCACGGTCTCCAATGACGGGCGGATGGATTGGACGGAGGCGTGGGGCCTCTTCCCGGGCGAGGTAGCCTACGTCTGGCATGCCGGCGTCAACGCCTCCGCGGTGCAGTCCTCGATCGAGGCGGCCGGCTTTGAGGTGCGGTCGCAGATCATTTGGGCAAAGAGCTCGTTCGCCATCTCCCGCGGTCACTACAATTGGCAGCACGAGCCTTGCTGGTATGCGGTGCGGAAGGGCAAAACCGGGCATTGGGCCGGGAGCAAGTCTGCCAGCACGCTGTGGGAGATCGCCCACGTAAAGAATGAGACCGGGCATTCAACGCAGAAGCCGGTCGAGTGCATGAAGCGGCCGATCGAGAACAATAGCTCCCCCGGGCAGGCGGTTTATGAGCCGTTCAGCGGGAGCGGGACCACCATCATTGCCGCGGAGATGACCGGCCGGGCCTGCCACGCGGTGGAGCTCAACGCGGCCTATGTGGACGTTGCGGTGCGGCGCTGGCAGGCGTTCACCGGGCTTGAGGCGCGGCTGGAATCAAATGCGGCGACCTTTGGGGAGGTCGCCGCGGGCAGGCTTGTCGGTGAGGCGGCAGGTCAGGCCAGCTTGGAGAGGGCGTAAAGGACCTCGAAGGCAAGCGCGACGGCGGCGATAGAAACGAGGACGAACGTCAGCACCATCGGGATGGCTCCAAAGCGGCCGGCGATCATGGCCCAAATTGAGGGGCCGGGCTGCGCGACTCCGTCGCGCAGTGAGAGGGGACGGTCGAACATGGCCGGCCCTCCTACGCCGGCTCGACCAGGAAGTAGCGGGTGCGCCCGTCAACCTTGCGGACCTCCGGCGACCAGCCGGTGGTCTTTGCCGCCAGGCGGAGCTGGTGCGGCCAGCTTGCGTATTTCCAGGTGGTGATCTCGAACAATTCCTTCGACGTGGCGCCCTCCGGCCGCGCGCAGGCGTTGATGATCTTCGCGCGGGCCTTGCCGGTCTGCCAGTTCGGCTCGGCCTCTACCGCCGCGGGTTTCGCATCGGTCGGCTGAACGACCGGGGCCGTTGCCTTCGCCTTCGCCGCGACCTTCGGCGCGGGCTCCGGCTCGCCCTCCATCGCGGTGGCGTGCCCGGCGAGCGTCAGGCAGATGCCCTCGCCGTCCGTCGAGACGAGCTCCCGCTTGACCAGGGAGGCTATGATCGCGCCGAGGGCCTTGCCCTCGATGCCGGAGGGCGCCTCGCTGTCGTTGATCAGGTTGGCCCAAACCTGGACCTCGGCGCGGGCGTCGAGCGGCGTGGCGTCATGAAAGACGTTGTGCAGCAGGGCGCGGAGGACCGCGCGCTGCTTGTCGGTGACCGCAACCGGCGCGGCCGGGAGGGTATCCCAGCCCTGCTCGACCTGGGCGACCAGGCCGGCGAGCTCGGAGCTCTTGGCCCGCTTGGCGGGAGCCGGGGCCTTCTTGGCGGTGCGGGCGTCCGCGCGCTTGGCCGGCTTGGCCGGGGCCTTCGCCTTCCGGGTGATCAGGGCGCGGGTGACTTTCGAAGTGCGTGACATGGGTTAGTCCTCGTTTCTGCCTTGGCGATGCTGCCGATATCAAAGTGCCATGCGATATCAGGTGATGCAAAGTCATTCTGGCTAAGTAACACACCAGTGTAGGGTGAGCCGACCGGTGCCTCGGAAAAACACAGGTCGGCCGCCCGGTCGGCCGCGGTACGAGCCGTCCGAAAAGGACCGCGCGACAGTCAAGGCGTTGGCGGGATACGGCACCAAACAGGACGATATCGCCCGGATCATGGGTATTCACGACGGGACGCTGCGCGAGAAGTTCCGCCGGGAGCTCGATACCGCGGCGATTGAGGCCAATGCCGCGGTCGCGCAGTCGCTGCATAACATGGCAACAAAAGGCGAGAATGTTGCGGCTGCAATCTTTTGGCTGAAATGCCGCGCCGGTTGGAAAGACCCTTTACTGCATGAGCACACAGGCGCGAACGGCGGGGCGATCCTCGTCACGGGCGTCCCGCGCGCGGCAGACCTCGAAGGATACGCCATCCTCACCGGGACCGGGACCGACCCGGATTAACCTGGGCTACACGGCCCGGCCGGCGTTCCTGCCGTTCCACGCCCGCCGGCAGCGCTGGGCCTCCCTGGTGGTCCACCGCCGCGGCGGCAAGACGGTGGCCTGCGTGATGGATCTCGTTGACGCGGCGCTGCGGTGTGACAAGCCGGCCGGCCGGTTCGCCTACCTCTCGCCGACCTATGCGCAGTCGAAAGACGTTGCTTGGAGCTACTTGAAACGGTTCACCGCGCCGATCCCCGGGATTGAGCAGCGTGAGTCGGAGCTCATGGTGGTGATGCCCAACGCGGCCCGGGTGCGGCTCTACGGGGCCGACAACTATGACCGGCTCCGCGGCGGATACAACGACGGCGTTGTCCTCGATGAGTATGGCGACATGCATCCGTCCGCCTGGCCGGAGGTCATTCGCCCGTCGCTGGCGGATCGCGGTGGCTGGGCCACGTTCATTGGGACGCCGAAGGGCCGGAACCATTTCCATCGTATCCACCAGGCCGCCCTAGGCGATCCGGACTGGTACACGTTGACCCTGAAGGCGAGCCTAAGCGGGCTGCTGCCGGAGGCCGAACTCGCCGACATGCGGCGGATGATGTCGGCGGATCAATACGACCAGGAATTGGAGTGCTCGTTTGATGCTGCGATCCGCGGGGCAATTTATCGCCAAGAGTTGGCGGGCGTTGAGGACCAGGGGCGGCTTTGCGGCGTCCCGTATGATCCGGCGGTTCCGGTTTGGACGGCGTGGGACCTCGGGATAGGCGACGCCACCGCAATCTGGTGCGCCCAGGTGGTTGGGCGTGAGGTCCATATCATCGATTACTACGAGGCGACCGGCGAGGCGTTGCCGCACTACGTCCAATGGCTCGACAGTCGCCCATACAGATATACTTACGATCTGCTGCCGCACGACGCGGGTGCGCGCGAGCTCGGGACCGGCAAGACCCGGGAGGAGCAATTGCGCAACAACGGCCGGAAGGTCCGGGTGTTGCCGCGGCAAGAGGTCGATGACGGGATCAACGCGGCGAAGATGCTGCTGGGCCGTTGCTGGTTTGACCGCGAACGGACGGAGCGCGGGCGGGAGTGCCTGGCGCACTACCGGCGTGACTTCAATGACCGCCTGGGAATTTATAAGGATGTGCCGGTGCATGACTGGTCGAGCCACGGGGCCGATGCGTTCCGCTGCCTCGCTATGGGCCTGCGTGAGACCGTGGCGCCAAAGCCCGGGCTTGCGCGCCCGGTGCGCCTGGTGACCGCCGGAGGCGGCGGTAACGCCGGTTGGATGGGGGCCTAGGATGCCACGCTATTACGACGTAACGATCGATGCGGTGCGCGAGGCGACCCAGCAGGATATCGACCGGTTAGTGGATGCCGCGCAGGCGTTCGGTGCGCTGGTGACGTTCCTCCGCCAGTCGATGCGAATGCGGGACGGTGGCGCCGCGGAGATCGCGGTGCAGCAGGCGCGCGGCAAGATCACGGCAGAGGCGGCCCGGCGCGGCTATGAGCGGCTGCTGGACAGCGACTGATGGCGCGCAGGGACGAGACCGACGAGGATATCCTCAAGGAAGCCAAGGCGCGTTTCGAGCGTTGCGTGACCTGGGAGGCGACGGCCCGGGCGAACGCCTTGCATGACGCCAAATTCGCCAACGGCGACGCGCTCAACGGCGACCAATGGGATCAGGGCGTCCGGGCCGCGCGCGGTGACCGGCCGTGCCTGACGATGAACAAGGTGCGGCAGCACAATTTGCAGATCATCAACGACGCCCGCCAGCACAAGGCGGCGATCAAGGTCACGCCGGTTGGCGGCCGGGCGACGTTCGAGGCGGCCGAGGTGTTCTCGGGGATTGTCCGGCGCATCGAATACCAGTCGAAGGCGACGGACGCCTATTCTACCGCCATTTTCCACCAGGTTGAGACCGGCGTGGGCTACGTCCGGGTCGTGACCGACTATGCGGACGAAGATAGCTTCGAGCAGGAAATCTTCATCCGCCGCATCGCCAATCCGAACACGGTCTATCTGGACCCGGATGCGCGGGAATATGACAAAGCCGACATGAATTTTGGTTTCGTCTTCAACGATGAGCCGCGGGACGCCTATGAAGCCAAGCATGGGGAGGGCGATATGCCCGCTCCGGCCGCGTTGGAGCATACGGACGGCTGGAATGACCGCGACCATGTTCGGGAGGCCGAATACTGGCGCCGGAACGAGGCCACCGAGACGCTGCATGAGATGCCGGACGGCACCGTGCTTCGCGAGGGCGACCTTTCGGCGGAGGACCTGGCCAAGATCAAGCCGCAGGTAGTGCGGTCGCGCGACGTGGCGGAGCCGGAGATCGAGTGGTTTCGCATTGTCGGCAACCGGATCGAAGAGAGGAAGGTCTGGCCGGGTAAGTACATCCCCATCGTCCCGTTCATCGGCGAAGAGGTGGTGATCGACAACCAGATGGACCGCAAGGGCCACACGCGGGCGCTGATAGACGCCCAGCGGATGTATAACTATTGGTCGAGCTCCGCGGTTGAGCACGTCGCCCTGCAAAGCAAGGCGCCGTATATCGCCTCCGCCCGCGCCGTCGAGGGCTACCCGGACTGGTTTGTGGCTAACCTGGTGAACAAGTCCGTGCTGGTCTACAACGACCTTGACGATACCGGCCAGCCCATCGCGCCGCCGGAGCGGTCGCAGCCTCCGGTCATGGCGCAAGCCTACATCGAAGGCATGCAGCTCGCCCGGGACGACATGATGATGGTCTCGGGCCAGTATCAAGCGATGGTCGGAGCCAACGGCAACGAGGTTTCGGGCACCGCCATCTCCCAGCGGCAGCGCCAGGGCGACAACGCGGTATACCACTACATCGATAACCAGGCGAAAGGAATACGCCAGGTCGGTCGTATCGTCCTCGACCTGATACCGAAGGTCTATGACACCGCGCGGGTGATGAAGATTATGGCGGAGGACGGGACCGACGCCGACATTGCGTTGGTTCCGAACGCGCCGAACGCGCACCAGCACGTCATTATGGGGCCGAACGGGCCGCAGCCGGTCACGCCGCAGCAGGCGGACGCTGCAACCGCGGACCCGAACCAGCCGGACCCGCGGGTGATCTTCAACCCGTCGGTCGGGCGCTACGATGTAGAGGCGGATGTCGGGCCGTCGTTCGGGACGCGGCGGGAGGAGGCGTTTAACGCCTTCAGCCAGATCCTCGCGCAGAACCAGCAGGCGTTTCCCATCGTCGGTGATTTTTGGGCCGCGAACGCCGATTTCCCGGGCGCGGACGAATTGGCCGACCGGCTCAAGCGGGGCCTGCCGCCGCAATACCAGCCCGGGCCGCCGCCGCAGGTTGCCCAGCTCCAACAGGCCATGCAGCAGCAAAGCCAGCAGGCGCGGCAGATCCTGGGCCAGGCGGACGCCGAGGTGGCGCGGCTCAAGGCGGAGATCGTGCGGATGAAGGAAGAGGCGAAGGACCGCGCGGGCGAGCTGGCGATCAAGGATTATGACGCCGAAACGCGGCGCCTGGCGGCGGTTGGCAACATTGACCAGACCTCGTTGCAGATCATCGTCCGGCAAATGGTCGAGCAGATGCTGGGCACGCCGTTGGTTCCGGTCCTCCAAGGCCACGCGGGCATCGAGCAGTCGCTGCAACCGCCGCCTGACCAGGCGCAGGCGCAACCGGCGCCGATGATGCAATGAGCGGGACAAACCTCCTCGCGCCGCCCAGCCCGTTCGATCCGAACCAGCTTTCCGGCAACCCGCTGGCGGCCGGAGCTCCCACGCTGGCGGACGCCTGGACTGCCAACGCCAAGGCGTATAGTGATTGGGTAGCGCAGCAAAAGGCTGCTGGTATTGCCGCAGGAACGATTGACCCATCGACGGGCTGGCCAACGCAGGCGGGATATCTCGACGCCGCGCGGCAGACGGCGGGCGGCCTGCTGATGGGCACGACGGCCCCAGAGATGAAGGCGCCGATATTCCGGCAGATCACCGATGCGCAGCGTCGCAAGTTTTTCAATCCCCGTGACCCTAGCGAGGCAAAGTATGTCTTGCCTGATGGCAGACTGTTAGGAACCGGCGACAATACACACGAGTATATTGCCAATACGCTGGGCTACGGTTTCGGGGATGATGGCGTTAATGCGATGCTGGCGGATACTGGCGCCGCGCGGGTTAACGCCGGCATCGGGGCCGGTAGCACATACGGCGATATTCACATCGCAGGCCGACCGACAGATCCCCAAATGCGGCAACTGGCGAAGATCGTCAACGGCCAGCCGGAAACCGGCGTTGCCTACAATGGGGATTACCAGACGGTTCGAAACGGAGCTGATCTCAGACGATTGATCGATGCCTCCTCTGCGGCCCCACAGCCGCCGCCGGCCGGTGCGGCCAACCCACTAGCCACCGGGGCCGCAACGCCGCAGGCGCCCGGTCTAGGGCTCGACAGCGCAGCGATGAAGGTGCTGGCGGATATGCAGCCGGCGGGGATCACCGCTTACCACGGCTCGCCGCATTCGTTCGACCAGTTCTCAACCGATGCGGTTGGCACCGGGGAGGGCGCGCAGGCGTATGGGCATGGGCTTTATTTCGCGGAGAACGAGGGGACGGCGCGGTCCTACCGGGACGCGCTGGCTGCGCCTCAGTTTGATGGCGGCCCATACGATTACGACAATATCGCGCACCGCGCCGCCTACTATCTGGACCGTTTCGGCGGAGATAGAGGCGCGACCCTCGAAGGGATCGATGCGGAAGACGCCAATTTTGCCAAGATGCTGTCGAAGGCGACGACGGAGTCGAGTGCGCGAATTTATACTCAGGGACGCCAGCGGTTGGCGGAGATCAGGGCGCGGCTCGCCGACCCAACGGGGCCGACCGCGCAGATAACAAACCCCGGCAACATGTACCAGGTCAACATCGCGGCGGACCCGGCGACGTTCCTGGATTGGGACACGCCGCGCGACCAATTGCCGCCGAATGTGCAAACCTTCGCCAAGCAGAATTACCCAACCGCATGGGACAACGCGGCTGACGGCTCAAGCCTCTACCAGGGGATGGTGAGGCAGCAGCGCGGCGAATACGTGGGCACGACCAAGCCGGACCCTTCGCAGGCCGCGGCGCTTGTCTCGCAGGCCCTGCATCAGGCCGGCATTCCGGGCATCCGCTATCTCGACCAGGGCTCGCGGCGCGGAGGCGGCGCGGGGACGCGCAATTACGTCGTATTTGACGCCAAGACGATCGGCATCCTGCGCAAGTACGGCATCGCCGGGCTGCTTGCCGGCGGCGCCGCGACCGGGGCGACCTCCTCCCAACAGTAAAGGATAAGACCATGACAATACTCGCTCACCTGCATACCGCGGTGGGAGAGGAGACGAGCGTGCTCGGCTCCGCCCGTGCCCTGGTGCAAGGCATCGCCCACCATATCCACCGCGCCAACTCGTCCGGCGACCCGGCCGCCCTCGGCAACCTCATTACGGCCCTGAACTATGAAGGCGATGCCCTGGCGAACGCCGTCGTCGCCAACACGCCGGCCGCGGATGAGTTGGCCCCGCCGGTCAAGGCATCCGCGCCGGGCGACGAGTTCCCCGCCCCTGAGCCCGAGCTCGGGCGCGCTTAGTAACGCCCGAGAATCCGGCCTGATGGCGAATAGACGCGATCTCCCATCCAAGCCAGCCCGGCTTTGACATCAATCAAAGTGCGGCGGCGCACCTTGATCGCCTTCAGCTCCCCGGTCTTCATTGCCTCATAGATGGCTGTGCGGTTCATGCCGGAAATCTCGATCCATCGGTTGATGGTGGCATATTCCGGGAGGGTGCCCGCCGGCTCACCAACCGCCGCCACGGGCTTTGCTGGGGCCGCGCTGGCTGGCGCGGTTGGCGGGGCCGGTGGCTCGTACGGCCGTCTCATAATGTCCTGCAACGTATCCAGGGCGTTGTGCAGATGTTGGAACAGCAGATCGATCCTAGCGTCCCGGCGCTTGATCTGCGCGCGTTGGAAATCTCCTAACCCTCGAACCATGGCGACGTCCTCCGTCAGCAACGGACAGAACGGATAACCCGCGAACATGAGCAATACTACCACCGACCCGCAGGGCGGGGCCGCACCGGCGGCCGAACCTGCTGCGACTGAGACGGAGGCCACCGCGCCGGCCGATGCGGGCGCTGCGACTGAGACCACCGAGACCGAACAGCCAAAGCCGAGCCGTGTCGATAGGCGTATTGCGGCCCTCTCCGCGCGCCTGTCGGCCGGCGAGCAAGAGCGGGCGCGGCTGGCGGCGGAGCTCGAACGGACCCGCACCCAGGCCCCACGCCAGCCGTCTCCGGTCACGCCGGAGGACATCCCGCGCCTGGTCGAGCAGCAGGTTGCCGAACGGTTGGAGCGGGACCGGGCCGACCGGTTCCATGAAGCCGGCCGGGCGTCCTATCCGGACTGGCAGGACAAATGCGCCGCGCTCATGCAGATGGGCGCGGACGCGCAGATCGCGCAGCTCCTCATTGAAACGCCGGACGGCCCCGCGGTTGCCGCGGCGCTGGCCGACGATCCGGAGGAGATGGAGCGTATCGCCGGGCTCCGCACCGAGCGGGCGCGGGCGATTGCGCTGGGCCGGTTCGCGGCGTCGATGGAAAAGAAGGCCCCAGCAGGGGCGCCTGCCGCGGGCGCCAGGCGGACAACCCAGGCGCCGCCGCCCATTCGTCCCATAGGCGGCGGGACGGCGCGTGCGGCCTTCAATGAGGCCACCGCGACCACGCAGCAGCTCGTTGAGTACTACGCCAAGCAGGCGGCGGAGCGGCGCAACGCCCGGTGAGGCCGGGCCGCCGTGTTTTACCGAAACGCCCGAGGGTTTTACGCAAAACCCGGCTTTGTTTTACGGAAATCGGGCCGAAGTTTTACGCCCACGGGCGCTTGCGGAGCCTGATCCCGGCGTCCTCCGCTAGCACCGACAACGGACCCGGCGAGTGCCGGGCGTACCACGCCATCATGCAGATTTCGAGCCAGGCCCGGTTTAGCTGCCGCCAGCGGCGGAGCTGAAGCAGGTTGAAGGCGGCGGTGCCGATGTTAACGGCAAGCGCGACCGACACGATGATCATCGGGAGGTATCTCATCCGCCGAGCATAGGCCGCGGATGTGCCTCGATGGAATAGCCAACCGGCTGGGAGCGGTTTCTCCCTGCGTCGTGCCTGCCTCCCGCGTCGCTGCGACTACTCGACCCTCGCGACAGGAAGTCCGCCCCAAGAGCTCACCCGAGTGAGGGGCAGTCGATCCAAGTCAACGCGATAGTCGCGAGTAGTCAAATGACAGACGTGGCCTCTAATACCCTTCTCAATATCAACATGATCACGGCTAAGGCCCTGGTCATTCTGCACCAGAAGCTGAACTTCGTCGGCAGCATCAACCGCCAGTACGACGACTCGTTCGCGCAAAGCGGGGCGAAGATTGGCACCACGCTGCGTATCCGCAACCCGGTGCAGTATACCGTTTCAAGCGGTCCCACGCTGGCGGTGCAGAACAGCGTCGAAACGAACACCTCGCTGACCATCAGCACGCAGAAACACGTCGATTTTTCGTTCAGCAGCCAGGAATTGACGTTGAACATTGACGATTTTGCCGCGCGCTACATCGAGCCGGCGATCAACGTGTTGGCGGCCAACGTCGAGGCAGACGCCTTGTCAATGGTCAATTCGGTGTGGAACCAGGTCAACGGGCAGGGAGCTCCGCAGTCGTTCAAAAACGTGCTGACCGGGCGCAAGATTCTGCTCGATAACCTCACTCCGCAGTCGAAACAATGGATGGTGCGGCTGAATACCCAGGACAACGTTGACCTGGTGGACAGCCTCAAGGGCTTGTTCCAGTCGAGCCAGCGGATCGCGACCCAGTACACCGATGGCGTGATGGGCTACACGGCGGGCTTCGAGTTTGCTGAGAACACCTTTCTCAGCCAGCTCACTCCGGGCGCGGAGGCCGGCTACTTGGTCAACGGCGCCAACCAGACCGGCTCAAGCCTGGTGGTCAAGACCGGGACCGGCGCCGGCAACGCGGGCGATATATTCACGATCAACAACGTCTTCAGGGTCCACCCCGAGACGAAGGCGGTGACCTCGACGTTGCAGCAGTTCGTGCTTACCGCGGCCTATACGGGCGGCGCGGGGACGATGCAGTTCGCTCCGGCTATCGTCACCTCGGGCGCGTTCCAGAACGTCTCCGCCTCGCCTGCGGACAGCGCCGTCGTGACCTTCGCGGGCACCGCCTCTACGCCCACGGGCAACTCCATCTGCTATCATCCGGACGCCTTCACCTTCGCCACCGCGGACCTGGTGATGCCGCGCGGCGTCGATATGGCGTCCCGGGCTGAGAAGGACGGTTTGTCTATACGTGTCGTCCGGCAGTACGACATCAACAACGACGTGCTCCCCTGCCGCCTCGATATCCTCTACGGATACCAGGCAATCCGCCCGCAGCTCGCTTGCCGCCTGGCAGCGAATTAGGAGGGCGTGCCATGCTCGACCGCGGCACGCGGCTCCACAGCGGGGATGAGATCAACCGGTCCACCGCGACCGGTTCGATCAACGTCCAATCTCCGCTCACCGGCACGACCATCGCCCTCGGGACGGACGACCGGCTGCTTTATGTCAACCCGGCCGGGACCATTGCGGCCCTGACCGTCAAGCTGACGCCCAACCCGCAGCCCTATCAGATCTGCGAGTTGTCGTTCGGCCAAATTGTCACCGCGCTCACCGTGCAGGACTGGCACGGCAGCGCGGTGGCTACGACCGCCGGGGCCATCGGCGTGGCCATCCAATATCGTTTCATCAACGGTGCATGGGTGAAGTGGCGCTAGCATGGCCATAACCACCGCGGGCGACCTGGTGGCGTTCGCTATGCGTACGTCCTCCATCATCGGCGTCGGCCAGACGCCGCTGGCGGAGGACGCGCAGACCGGGCTCCAACTGCTCATCAACATCCTGGCCGAATGGCAGCGGCGCCGTTGGCTTGTCTGGTCGCTGCAAGAGCTCGTCCTGGTTTCGACCGGGGCGACCTCCTACAGCGTCGGGGCGGCCGGAGACTTCGCCGTGACGCGGCCGGAGCGCATCGACAGTGCCTTCGCCCGGCTGCTCACGTCGCTGCCCAACCCGGTTGACTATCCCCTGCGCATCGTGGACTCGCGCGAGGATTACAACACCATCGCCCTCAAGCGCCTGACGACCTTTCCGACCGCGGCCTTCTACCAGTCGGACTATCCCACGGGGACGCTGTTTATCTGGCCGATCCCGCCGGCAACGCTCTATGAATTGCATATCTTCTGCAAAACGACCTTGCCGCCGGTCGCCGTGCTGACCGACCCGTTGACGGGCTATCCGCCCGAATACATGAGCGCGATGCTTTATACGTTGGCGAACGAGCTGGCGATGAACTATGGCCAGACGCCGCAGCCGGCCCTGGTGGGCCGCATGCGCGCCGCGGTCAACGTACTGCGGATGGCAAATACGCAGATCCCCGACCTGGCTATGCCGGCGGGCGTAGCGGGCCGGCTTGGGAGCTCCGTTGCCGCCTCCGCCTCGCCCGGCTTTCAGACCGGCGGTTGGTGATGCGGATACCGTTGACCGGAGGCGCCTATATGGCGCGTTCCGTCGTTGCCGCCGCGCAGCGCCAGGTCAACCTCTATTCGGAGCCGCTGCCGCCGTCGAGCGACGAGCCGGCGCCTATGGCCCTCTATCCAACGCCCGGGCTCACGCTGCTTTCCACGGCTCCACAAGCGCCGATCCGCGGCATCCGGGCGACCACCTCCGGCGCGGTCTACGCGGTCGCCGGGGACGGCGTGTATCTCGTCAACAAGGATTGGAGCTGGACCGCGCTGGGCACCATCACGGTTGGCCTGACGACGCCGGTATCGATGGCCGACAACGGCTTGCAGCTCGTTATTGTCGATGGCACCGCGAACGGCTGGCAAGTTACGCTTGCAACGAATGCGTTCACGCCGATCATCGATCCCACGGGGACGTTCCGCGGCGCAGTCCGGGCCGATTACCTCGATACCTTCCTGTTGTTCTCCGTCCCGGGCACACCTCAGTTCCAGGTCTCCAACAGCCTCGCTACTACATTCGACCCGCTGTTCTTCGCCAACAAGGAAAGTTATTCAGACCTGTTGGCGTCGCTGATCGTTGCCAAACGGGAAATCTGGCTCATCGGCACGAAAACGACCGAGATCTGGTATAACACCGGGGCGGCCGATTTCCCGTTCGGCTCGATGCCCGGCGTGTTCATCGATCACGGGTGCTGCGCGCCCTATTCCGTGGCCTCCTCCGATAACACGGTCTATTGGCTGGAGCAGGATCGTTACGGACAGGGGATCGTGCTGGCTGGCGCCGCCTACCAGGCGACGCGGATCTCGACCTATGCCATCGAGACGGAGCTCACGACCTACCCGACCATCGCCGATGCGGAGGGCTATACCTACCAGCTAGGCGGCCATTCCTTCTACGTGCTGAATTTTCCCACGGCCGACAAAACCTGGGCCTATGACATCACGACCCGGCTTTGGCATGAGCTCGTTTGGCTTGATACCAACGGGACGGAGCACCGGCACCGTGCCAAATGCGCGACATTGGCTTATGGCGCTGCCGTTGCCGGGGACTGGCAAAACGGCAATCTCTACCGGCTCGACCCGAACGCCTATACGGACAACGGCAGGCCGATCAAGCGGCTGCGGTCGTTCCCGCATCTGCTCAACGATGGAAAGCGGGTGTTCTACCGGCAATTTTTGGCCGACTTGGAAACGGGCACGGGCGGATGAGCATCTTTGCGTTGCGCTGGGATTCCTTCGCGCTGACCAAGATGCAGCAACTGATTGTGGACGGAGACGCGAGGCCGGCCGGGGGGAGCCAGGCAACCCGCGTGGTGGTGGGCGTCGGCTGGAACCTGCCCGGCGGCAGCGGTGTGAAGGCCGCGCAATGGCATGGCGCCACGATCGCCCAGCTTCCGGATGCCGGGGCCGGCGGCAACACCCAGGCTGTCGCGATCTCGCTGGACGGGTCGGTTATCGTCGGCAGCGACGGGGCTGGGTCGGCCATCCGCTGGACCGGCGGCGGCGCCGCGGGGGGGCCGTTGTCGCCCGGTGCGGGTTATACAAGCGCGGCCTTCTCTGGACAAAACCGCATCGTCTCGTCCGATGGGCGCTACATCGTCGGCACCAGTGAAGTGGTCGCGAGCCCCTCCAATCTGAGTCAGGCGACGATTTGGGATAACGGCGCGGCGTCTCTGCTGCCATACCCGGCGCTGGGCGGCCTGAACCCGGCGACGAATGCATCGGCGTTCGGCTGTGACGCGGCGGGCGATATCGTTATCGGCAACGCGCTTTCACCGGCTGGCACGCCGTTCCTGACCGCCACCACGGTGGCTTGTCTCTGGACCGGTGGGGCGGGGCGTCCGCTGGCGCCGGTCATCGGCGAGGCGCCTGCGGCAAGCGGCGGTTCCCTGTTCTGCCTCGCGGATGGCAGTATTGTCTACGGCTTTACTCAGGTCGGCGGCGTGCAGCGTTATGTCTATTGGGACAGTCTGGCGACGACCAGCTCGATCGTCTGGCCGCCCGGGGGCGAGCCCGCCACAACGTTTTATGGCGTCGCGAACGTGCTGGCTTATCTGCCCGGCGGCAATTCGGCCTCCGCGCTGGCGTGTGCCGACGATCTGGTGGGCGGCTCCCCGGTCGCGGTGGGCTATGCCACCGATGCGAGCGGCAACCAATGGGCCACTAAATGGACCGGGACGGCGGCCACTAACCTGGGGGGCCTGCCGTCCGGCTCCGCGTCGCAGGCCAATGGGGTGTCGGCAGACGGCTCGATTGTTGTGGGAACGGCATGGGATGCAGCGGGCGTTCAATGGCCGGTCTATTGGGATGCTGGGCTCGTCATCCACAAGCTGCCTACAGCGGCTGACGCGGCCGATACGTTCCAGGGTGAGGCGTTGGGTATATCGCCAGACGGTACGTTGATTTGGGGAGATGGCGATGCGCCGGCCGCGCCGCCCGCGGCGGCCGTGCTCAACCCGCCGATGGTCTTCCTGTCATGGAGCGACGACAGGGGCCACGCGTTCGGCTCGCCGGTTGGGCAAAGCCTCGGCGCGGGCGGCGAATACCTCAAGAGCGTGCAATGGCAGCGGTTGGGCATGGCCCGCGACCGCGTCTTTACCTTGGAGTGGTCCTCGCCCGTGCAGACCGTCCTCCAAGGCGCCTGGATCGTCACCGAGCCGGCTCTATCATAGGACATCGAAATGGTCGCGCTGCTGCCGCCTGCGGAGCTCCAATTCTCCGATGCGAATGGAAAGCCGTACGCGGGCGGCAAGCTGGCAACTTATGTCGCCGGGACAACGACGCCGAAATCTACCTGGCAGGACCCGGACGGCACCACGCTCAACACCAACCCTATAGTGCTCGACTCCGCCGGCCGCTGCATCATTTACGCGGACGGCATCGTGCGGACGATCCTTACGGATGCGGCCGGCAACCTGGTATGGGACCAACTATCCAACACCCTGGTGTCGGTGGCGATGGCGCCGGTCTGCATCGCCCCGGACATCCCAACGGCGCAGGGCCTGCTGGGCATCGTTGACAACTCGGCGACCTTGGCGGCCTTGTCGGCGGCAATCTCCGCCGAGACGACAAACCGCACCGCCGCGGACACCGCGGAGGCTACGGCCCGCGCGGCGGCGGATACTACCAACGCCAACGCCATCACCGCGGAGACGACCCGGGCGGAGGCGGCGGAGGCGGCGCTGGCGGCGGGGAACGGCTTCCCGGCCAACACGCGGCTGCAAATGGGCACCGGGATTACCGACGGGAGCGGCAACGCCACGGTGACCTTCGCCACGCCGTTCGGCGGGACGCCGATAGTCGTTGCAAGTGAAAACAGCGGTCCATCGTTCGCCGGCATCGTCGCCTATGCCGCCACCATCAACGGCTTCCTGGTCTTTTCCTCGAAGTCATTCACGACCGGCCAAGGTTTGGGACCGGCCGGCTTTAGCTGGATAGCCCTCGGGCCGACCTGATGCCTGCGAGCAGCACCGGCTTTCCGACCAGCCCGGTCGTTGACCAGGGCGGCAATCTGACGCCGGCCTGGCGGGCGTTTCTACTTGCCCTCTTCAACCGCACCGGCTCCGGTGTGGGCGTCTCCACGGGGGCCGTTTCTGCATCGTTGACGGCGGAAACGCAGGCCCGCTCCGCCGCGGATATAGCGCTGGGCGGGGAGATCGCCTCGGAGACCTCGGCGCGGGTAGCAGCGGTGACGAACGAAGCGACGGCGCGGGCAAATGCCGACATAGCGTTGGGCGCGGAGATTGCGGCGCTTGCGGGCGCCGGGGGCGCCGCCGGCACCGACATCCCGATGCTCAACCGTTGGTGGTTTGGCCGATGATCCTCGATAGCACCAGCCGCACGCTTGAGATCGTCCTGGCTGAAGCGAAGGCCACGACCGACTGCGATATTACCGCTTGCTACGCCACCACGGATACCACGACCACCTTCGCCCTCAATGCCCGCCAGACCGTTTCAAACGGAACGTCAGCCGTCACCGTCGTCAATGCGCCGGCCTATGGGCAGACGGTGCAGGTCAACGAGGTGCGGCTGCACAATGGCGATACCGTTGCCCATACGGTTGTCCTCCGGTTCAACGACAACGGCACGGCGATCTCTGTGCTGATGGAGCAGATCATCGCTGCGGGCGGTGACTTTCTCTATACGCCGCAGACCGGGGCGCCGGTTGCCGGCGGCGGCGGTGGATCGGGCACCGTCACCAGCATAGCGACCGGAGCCGGGCTGACCGGCGGCCCGATCACCAACAGCGGGACCGTGGCGCTGGCAGCGATTGCCGCGGGCGACCTCCTGGCGAACATCGGCACCGCCGCTGCCGCGCCTTCTCCAACGGCGCTTACGGGGCTGCTCGATGCCGCGCTTGGCAACACGCAGGGCGACATCCTGTTCCGTTCCGGCACCGCCTGGGCGGTGCTTGCGCCGGGGACGGCGGGACAGTTTCTACAAACCGGCGGCTTGGCAGCTAATCCCGCATGGGCGGCGCCGACCGGCGGCGGGACGGTCACGAATATTGCCACCAGCGGCGGTATCCATGGCGGTCCGATCACCGGCAGCGGCACGCTAACGGTTGACTGGAGCGGCGGCACCGTCACCGCGCTGGGCGCCGGCCTTTTGCTCAATTCGGGCACTCTTTCGTCGCGCGGCGCCGGTTGGGATGGGCCGATTACCGCAACCGGGTCAACCCAGGCCGGCGCCTATGCCATCACGGCGGCGGTTAGCTATTTCGCCACCGTCGCGCCCGGGACAGGCGGCGTGCTGCCTGCCGCCCCAACGGCCGGCGACCGCTATGAGACCATCAATGCCGGCGCCAACGCGCTGGCGGTCTATCCGCCTAGCGGCGCAACGATCGACGGGGGCGCCGCGAACGCCTCGGTGCTCGTTCTGGCGGGCGGCAGCGCCCGGTTCTTCGCCACCGCATCAACCGCATGGATCTCGCGATGAAACTTCGCCATCTGCTCTGGCTCGGGCTGCTGCTGCCGTTTGCGGCGCACGCCCAGGTCACTGGGCCGGTCAACCACCGGGAGCTCCCGGCCTGCGTCGATACCGCCGGCAACCATCTTAACTACAATTCGACCAGCGGGGCGTTTTCCTGCGGCACCAGTTCGAGCGGCGGTGGCGGCAGCACGTCGCTATCGTCCTACACCACGCATGGCACCAGCACATGGACCAAACCGGCCGGCGTAACGGTCGTCTGCGTCAAGGCGTTCGGCGCGGGCGGCTCGGGCGGCAGCGGGGCCGGCGGCGCGGCGGCGACGTCACGGGGCGCCGGCTCGGGCGGCGGCGGTGGCTCGATGGCAGAGAAGTGTTACCGGGCCAGCGACATCGGCGCGACTGTTACGGTAACGGTAGGCACCGGGGGGAGCGCATCAACGGGTGGCTCGTCTGCCGTCGGTGCAGCCGGCTCGGCCGGGACCGCAACGAGCTTTGGTAGCGTCCTGAGTGCCTTTGGTGGCGGGGCCGGCAATG